AGCTATTCGACCTTTTGCTATGGCAACATCGAATGTGGCTACGGCGGTAGCTGGTGCAGCAAAATCTATGGGATATTGCAGACCACCAGTTACTAAGAATCCTGATCCATTTAGACCAACACCTATATCGCAATTGGCAACTACTAATACTCCTGATACAGCTCTGAAAATGACTGTTGATGAGAAGCAGGAGTTGACAATTGATCCACGTATTGCCGGTGTAGGTCCTGAGGATCCAATGTCCATTCGTGAAATTGCTAAACGTGAATCTTATCTCACGAAATTTAGCTGGAATATTGGTACTGCGCCTGAAACATTGTTGTGGAATGCGCGTATTGATCCAGTTACATGGGCTGAGAATGCTGGACCACCACAATCATTTCATTTTCCTGCTTGCGCTATGGCTGCATTACCATTTCGCTATTGGACGGGTACAATGAAATTTCGTTTTCAGATTGTATGTTCAGCTTTTCACAAAGGCAGATTGAAATTCGTGTATGATCCACAATTCTTGGCTTCAAATGAGTATAATACAAATTACTTAGAAGTTATTGATATTGCGGATACACAGGATTTTACAATCGAACTTGGTAATGGTCAGACGCGTACACTGCTAGATCATCACCTACCAGGACTAGATTCTGTTACACAAATGTACTCAACTACAGCATATGCCAGCGAAGAGGAAGGCAATGGAGTAATTGGAGTATATGTTGTCAATGAACTTACAACACCTAATAGCACTGTGAACAATGATATTGAAATCAATGTTTTTGTGTCAATGGGTGATGATTTCGAGGTATTCGTACCCGATGATCATTTTCAACGATTTGTGTGCAAACCACAATCTGGTCGTGAGTCGATAGTACCTGAAAGTCAGGATACTAGTGAACCATCGGCTCCGCAACATTCTATGACCGACATTGTTGGACCTGGAAAGCAAGATACTGCATTGATAAATATGGTATTCACTGGTGAATCCATTATGTCATTCAGACAATTGCTTAAAAGGTACAATATTTGGCGTCGTGAAGATGTTGCACCCATCAGTTCGTTTACTTCTCTCGAACGTCGACAGAATATGTTTCCATTTTTGCGAGGAAATGTAGCAGGAGCTGTCGATACCACTGGAGCAGCCGCACCTTACAACTACGCAAATACCATTTTGCTACATTGGGTTGTTTGGGGTTTCTCTGGTTGGCGAGGTGGTATTCGATATAAAATGTTGTTTCAAACGGATAAAGATAATGCAGTTAGTAACGCAAGTTCTAAGGTCTATATCCAACGGGACAACATTTACCCAGCTGGTGTTGATTCATATGCTAGGACAGTAGGGGCACAGCCCGACTACGCTAGGAATGAAGACGCAGCAGTTGAGGTCATCAAAGGTAATGGTGATGTTACAGGCACTAAAGGTGCAGTCTACATGACTGATATCATCAATAGTGCTGTTGAATTTGAAGTACCGTATTATTCTCCGTACCGATTCACACCCGGTAGGACTGAGAATTGGACTACTGGCACCACTTTCAATCGTACACCCAATTACCGGACCAATGCTTTGTTGCATGGTGGTCCAAAAAGTAGTATTGACTACAATGTGGCAACCGCAGAAGATTTCCAAGTTTATTTCTTCACTGGATTGCCTCGTCTTTACTACGAAAATCTCGCACCAGCTCCCTAATTGGAGCAAAGACAAGGAGTTATGTCTTTAAATATGTACTCAAAGGTTATCACACACCTTAACAAGTGTGATCTTAATAAAATAAGAGTCTGTGGCCGACTCTGGCGCTGAAAAGCGACCGGGCTAACCGCCGAATAAAATTTGTAAAACCTAGACTAGGTAGCATAACTGTTCGGCGAAAGCCAATGGTTATGTCCCGTGGAGAATTTCTCCGGGTCCTAGCAAGGGAGTCACAAATTTTAATAGCGGTAGCCCCGAGACCATCGTAAGATCGTCCCGAATGCACCTCCTAAGAACTATTTTTGGAGGGAGATGCATACCGGTG